TAGCAATATCTTCAAACAACTTTGCAGCATATTTGTGCTGGTCTATTGCAAGATCGATATCGGTTTCAACATTAGCTGTGTAAGACACTGCTGTGTTGGCAGACTTATCATCAGTTGAAACTTCTTGAATCGTTGGTATGTGAAGGACATCACCCCTACCTTGTACAAGGCTAGAGTAATCGTCGAAAAATGGTTTAAAAATGAGATTCTTCTCAAAATAACGATATACACCATCTGCCCAGAGTTCTGGTACAAATACATCTACATCGGACTTCTGAGTTACATCTCCAGTAAATCCATAATAATTAGCCATTTAAAGCTCCTTATTTATTCATAGCATAACTCTTTACAATGTCTTTCCAATTAGCTTGTCTTTCCGTCCTATCCATCTTTGTCCAATCTTTATTGTTTGGATTGACTGCCCTAGCTGGAGTTCCACTTGTTGGAGGTACGCTATCATTTGTATTAATTAATTTAGAGTGTAAGGCTCTTAATTGTGGAAGTGATAAACCTCCAAATTGTTCCCTATCGCTCTCTTCAAAATCTGCAAGAATCCTTTCACGCTGGTCAGCTTCATCTTTTTTAAAGGCTTCTACAATGGGTTCCATTTCATTCAACTTTGCTTGTCTTTCTTCTGCAAGTTGTTGCCATTGGTTCTGTTCTTCCATTTGTTTCTGCCTATCAGCTTCACGCTGTTTTTCCATCTTGGCTAGTTTAGCTTCAGATTCCTGCGCCCTCTTCCTGTACTTTTTACTTTCCTGTACTAACTGACCATAGTCGGGTAATTCTATGTCGTTATTCTGGCTATCAGTTGCCACCTCTGTTGATGTTTGTTTTTCAACCACAGGCTGTTCAACATACGGCTTGGGTTGGGTTTCCACACTCTGGGATTTTGTTTCTTCAGACATTCTGTCCTCTTCTTTGTTTATTTAATTTAATAATAGATACATCTTTTTTAAAATAGGCGAATCTTATTTTTTATTTTCTTGCCTTAATAAAGGCTTATCTAAGTTTTCTCCCCTATAAGTAGCAGGAATTAACTGGCATCTACAATTAAACTGACATATAGAAAAGCCTGACCTCGGAAGCCCTACTGTTTTGAAATATTCCATAACATCTGTTTCTCCATGCCTATCTTCGCAATCTATACAAACACTTTTGTCTCCTACACTTATCCATGTATATTCTTTTACTCCTGCTTCCTCAAATACTTTCCTAGAAGATTTATTCGCTGCCATATTCATTCCAGCCTTAACTTTACTCTTGACTTGATTTCTATAATTTCCAAACAATCTTCCCCCTGTATTTAGATCTCTCATTAAAACTTGCTTAATAGCATCCTTACTCATTCCATTTTCTAGCATAGTATTAATTAGCTCATCTAAAGTAAGCGTTATCTCAGCAGCAGTCTTAGATAGTTGAGTAGCAATTACAATCTCTAGAGCTACATCTTCAGGCATTTCTTAAAACTCTATCTATTTTTAATTCAATAGCCTTCATTGCTTTCTTTTCAGCATCTTGTGAAATACCAAACCATTCTCTCTTGGGAACTCCTTTTCCATGCTGGTGAAATCCTCCTATTTGCTGATTAGTAACCTTTCCTCTTTTTTCTTTCTTCCCTGGATATAAAATAACCTCTTGTTTCTTGGCTGTAGCTCTCTCTATTTCAAGGTTTCTCATTTTACCAGTATTCACCAATATCTGATCAAATCCTTTTGCTTCAATAGTTGAATCAGCTAACTCTTGCATTCTATTTCCATCTACTCCCATTCCCCTTTCAAGCCTTGTTACATGGTCTTTTCTTATGATTCTACCAGCTTCATTTAGTTCCTTAGTAAGCTTGAGATTTATCCTACCTAAATTAAATTTTTTTCTTATATCAATGTTTAAACGCATCAAGACCTCTTTAGAATTTCCTTTGCAAACTTTTCTCCTTCCTTAGATGCTTTTTCTATTTCTGGCAAATGCTCATTAAGAAAAGCATCACTAAGTGCCATTAAATAGCCTTCAGGATCTTTTAATAAATCATCAAGGTCTATTGCTTCAAGTATCTTATCTGCATCATCTACTATAATATCATCTAGTTTATCTAATTTGTCTAGATATTTATGTACCAATTGTGCCAAGCTTTCTTAATCCTTCAAATGCTGGTTGTTGTGGTTGGGTTGCTTCTCTTTCTGCAACTGCTTCTTCTCTTACTTCTCCAAGCTTTGTTTCTAGCTCTTCATCTGTCATATCTGGATTGAAATAAAGCAGCAGGTCTTTTTTGCTCATTATACCATTTGCCATCTTCCAATCAAGCCACGCCCTTTCTTCTTGAGGTGACATAGGATAAGATACTTCACCAAAGTCTACAGCATAATCTTCTGATAGATTTATTACGCCATGCACTTCAAGAATCCTTCTATCTATCTCATACCTGCTATGCTCCCATTCTCTAAATAAGGACTCATCACTCTTCCTAGCTTCTAGATTCTCTATTTCTAGGATTCTTAGTGCTTCACCTGAAGGGGCGTTTCCTCCCGATTCACCCCATCTTATTCTTAATTGATTATTTTCTGCTGTTTGGTTCGCCATTGCCTTAACTGATTCTATCATTTCATTAAGGCTTCCTGAAGGGCTTTGATAACTAAATGTTGCCCCTTCTGGCAATATGAGAGCTTTATCAACTCCTGACTTTAATTTTCCTTGCCCCTCTTCTATTCCTGTAAATACTGGTTGTCCTAATCTAAATCTAGTGGCTAATGCAATTTCTGTCATAGCAATAGATATTTGTAGAGCCGTTCTAGTCACATCATAAGAGTTCTTGCTAAACATAGCCCTTGAGATAGGGTTCATTCCATAGGGGTTTATCATATCCTCATTACCTTGCACAGCGTACCGCTTACCCTTTTCATCAAATTCAAAGTGCATACCAGCCATGCCTTCCCTATCTTCAGACCAGAATACATATCTTTTATCATCAGCATTACCCTCTATTTCATAACTATAGCCATATGGCTCTGATTCTCCATAGAAATAATACTCTTTGACATTAGGAAGTACTTCATATTCTAACCTGGTCTTTCTTTCATTATATCTGGTTTTAAACCAACAACAGCCAAGCAACCAAGTTAGTTCAGCAAACTCTCTTGTCTTAGAATTTAATTTATAAGCCACATCTTTATAATCCTCATTGACCTCTCCCCCTATCATTCTATTAGGGTTCTCTTTATATAACATCATCCTAGCCTTTGCAAATCTTGGTACACAAGACTGAACAAATGGGGGTACTTGTTGTAGGCTATCACTTGCAAACCATTGTTCAAGGTGTACATCTAGATTCTGGTTATAATAAAAGTCTAAGGACTCCATTAATTGATTGTCTTGCGTTTCAAGATAACTCTTATAAGCATCTTTAACACTATCTAGTATAACGCCCTCTGATAGCTCAGGGATAACTACTCTATTTACTGACTTACCGAAATTATACATCTTTATTATTCCTCTTGTATTGTTTAGCAGTCCTCCCTTGCTGTTTTAATAATTGATTCTTTTTCAATCTTTTTCTTTTCCTATCTTTTGCTTTCTTATTAGGCATCACCAGTTAATAGTTGTTCCAACCATTCTACGAATAGGAAACTTATGACTAATTGCATAGCTACAGGCATCGAGTGCATGAGTTAGCTCCATATTGTCTTTCGCTAATCCACCCTTCTTATCTCTTTGGCATTGTTCCAAGTCCTTGATTAAATAAATACAAGAAGGATCAATGGTCATACCCACCTTGCCTTCTGCATCCTTTAGCTTTCTATTTAAAGCGTTCAATCTATCTATATGACTTGGGTGTGATTTCTTTGCCCTAATTAAAAAGCCGTGGTCTCTAAGAATTTGGTGGTCACTTCTTCTGCTGGTTGTTGAACGAGCTTTTCCAGCAGGATCTGGATAACACTCAATATTAGGGGCTATCTTCTTCATTGCTAATGCAAGTTCTTCTGTATTACTATTCTTCAATCTTATCTCATCAAAGAAGTGAACAGTTCCATCTGTATATTGACAAGCTAATACTGCTGTCATATAATCTACATTGAAATCTACACCCCACCATAGATAAGAGGATAATTCACTAGACCTAGTACAATGAGTGTCCCTATCAAAGTTATAAGCAGCTCTATTTCCTGTTGTTTCAAAGCTGCCTTCAAACTCTTGCCTAAACACTACTTCATCCATTGTCCTTTTAGCCAATTCTATTTCTTCTTTAGGTACAAAGCCACCTTCTAATGTAGTGAACTGCCATGACTGCCATTCCTCATCAGCTTGTCCTTTACTATATAATTCATACATCATGTCATAACCACTTGGTGTACCAATAAATAAACATTCCCCCTGGGTAGTTGCTAACATAGGCATTATAATTTCTTCCCACACATGAGGTTTGATATAAGCCATTTCATCCATTACACATTTTGTTAATTCCACACCTCTCAAATTATGTTCATTGTCAGCACCCTTAACTGATAGCTCTGCCCCATTTTCAAATACTACACTCATCTCACTTTCATTAAGCTTTGCACCTACAAACCCATTGAACATCTGCCTTAATACTGGAAACACTATCATCTTACCTTGCCGATAAGTGGGAGTAATAAACCATCTTCTCTCGTTAGGCTTGAACTCATCTTTCAGTAGGTACATTAAGCTTAGTATAGTTTTTCCCCAACGCCTTCCAGCTACAATTACTTTAAACCTTGATTTATTATTTAGAATTTTTTTACGAGTTTTATTAACAGTCCAATTAATCATCATCTATTACCATTACCTGTATAGGTTCTGACTTGGTTGTTCTCTCTTGCCTTTCTAATGCCTTACCCTCTAGTCTTTCTACAATAAATTGAATGGCTCTCAAGTCACCTCTTTCAGCCAACTGAAATAATTTAGATACAACTACTTCCCTTCTTTCTTTCTCATTGACCTTAGTAAAACTAAACTCCTTGATAAGATCTGTGTAGGCATTTCTTCTTCCATTGGGATTTCCAGACTGTCCCTTCTTCCACATTGTATCTGGCTTATGACCTTTTTTAAACTGACCATTAACCCTTCTGATGTCCTTCTGTTCTTTACTCATACTCTACTAATGCCATTACATAAGCCTTATTTAACTTATCTATTAATTCTTTTACTTTGTGGGTGTCAATCTCAAAGACATCAAATTCTAATCTATACACCCCTGTACTCTTAAGATTCTTTATACCTACTAATTCAGTAGTAAGTACAATCCCTTCTTTATTTTCTTTTGACACGCTTCATTTTTTTCTTTTTCTTGGGGCGACCTTTTTTTGATCCATAAGTTCCTTTGCCCATTGGCATAGTAAACTCCTGTAATTTAGTTGTTATAATTTAGTTTAAAAGATATATAATATAAAATACACAAAAGCCCCAGGATTAACTGAGGCTTTTTTTAGTGGTTTAGTGGTTAGTATTGTCTTTTATTCAACTCCATTTACAGCATTTAAAATTAAATCCTTATACCTTTCAGCATCTTTATCAGAACCTTGAATCTTGCATACTACATTTAACTCAGTCCACTTTAACTGTTCTCTATTGAGGCTTTGATCACTTCTTTTTATAATCCATTTTGGTAATCTATTATTTGTATAACTATCATCAAAGGTAGTTTTTTCAGCATACCAAGTTTCTGATTGTTTATCTGTTTCTGTTGTCATTCTTAACTCCTTATTTGGTTTTTATTCATTTCAAATACTGTTTCATATTTAAACTTTGTTCTTCTTTTTTTATCCCCATCATAAAGTGCAGCATATTTATTATACTCTTCCATTCTGCCTTCTGCTCTTGCCTGTTGCTCAACAGTTGTCTTTTCAACAGTCTCAATTTTTTTTATGTTTTTTTCAGAAATAATTAGGGTTAATGTGCCAGCCCAAGTTCTAATTAAAAAGACCAATACTGTAAAATTTTTAATACTTCCCATTCCTTTAAAATAACCCTTTTCCTTTTTACCATCTATTTGCGTTATTCTATATTGAGTATTTTTGTTTAGTTTTTTCATTTTATTCCTCATACCCAAAAAGCCCCATTTAAGGGGCTGATTGGTTTCCTTTTTTTTGTTACTTTTTTTCTAATAACTTTTTAATGTATTCTTTTTCTTCATCAGTTCTGCTTTCAACATCTTTTACTTTTTCTGCCCAACTAACCGCCTCTTCATATAATTTATTAACATGGTAATTAACATTCCACCATCTTGGGTTTTTCATATCTGTAAGTTTTTCTAATTCTTTTTTATTATAATCACCAGCAAATAAACCTATAACAAAATGCCCTTTTTCTGCTGCTTCATAACCCCACCCCTGACATAGTTTGTAGTTGCCATTAGGGTTATATGTATGGAATCTAGCAGTATCTAGGGCTGTCATACCTTCATCAGTTTTAGCGTGTTTGAACACAAAATTAATATAAGTTTCTACATCTTGTTTTTTTGCCTCTTTGTAGGTCATGTTTAACTCCTTTGTTGTTTTATTCATATCCAAATATAATACATAAAACATATATACTGCAAAGGGTTTAGTAACCCTTATCTAAGAGTTAATAATAGGTCATTCTACATACTATGCAAGCCCATAATCCATCTTTCTGCTTGATACATTCTTTCTTCTTATCACATAGATCACAGTAAGTTTTTGTTTTCATTTGGTTATTTCCCCCTTAATAATTTTTGCATTACTGCAATAAGTGGAGTTCTGATTTTCTTGAACAACCATCTGTTCTTGGTTTATTTTATTGTACACAAGAACCAGCTCTACTTCACACTCATCATTCGGGCATGATAAGTTGGTAACGATACCATCTCCATCCATGAAATAATCTTCATAAGTATGCTCTCCACCACAAATCAATTTAGTATTACAATGCAAACAATTCATTTTTCAATATCCTTAAATAAAAATCTATATTCATTTGCAATGGTTTAAAAATGTGTCTGCTTCTTTATCTGATATGCTTCTACCTACCCCATTAGGCAAAGCATATATTAGGCTATCAGTTAGCTCTTCACCCCCACTTTTCAATGTCATTAGCATCTCATAGGATAGCTGCTTTCTGCCAATTCTACCTCTGGCGTTTTTATAATCCATTTCTTCAACATTCTTATCACTAGCAAAGCCATTATCTACTAAAGCCTTGAACCATTTTTTTAAAAACTTTGCTTTTTCTTTAAAATCAATTTGTGGAGCATCTTGCAATGGTGTTCCATAGGGAGGTTCAAAGTTTGTAATTGCAAATTCAAATCTTATGTTCTTTGTGTTTACCAATTCACCTTCTGGGTTGAATAAATTATATTCTTTCTTTCTATAAGACTTTCTAAGTTTTCCTAATACCTCAAGCCATTTGAACCAGCTTGAATAATCATCCCCAGGCATACCATATATCAAATAAAAATGAAGCCCATTACAATGCTCTAATAATTTCTTGATTGTTTCTAATAGTTGCTCATCATTGAATTTCTTACCAACCTTCATCCTTGTCTTTTCATCAAAAGACTCTATCCCCATTTTTAAATATTTAGGCATTTTATCTAAAATAGGATAAATGTTCTTTGCATCCATTATTGTAATATCTGTATTCTTAATAACAACACCTTTCTTAGTTGTGTATTCAGCCAACTCTTCTAAGTGCCTATAGCCTGTAAAGTTTGCTGACATAAAATTAATGTTCCTTATACCCATGCCAGTTACTTCATCAATCTGGTCTTTTACAAGCTGTATAGGCTTTTGCCTGTTTGAAGGTTTGCTCCAGATATACTCACAGAAATGGCACCTATGTCTACAGCCCCTTGTTAGCTCAATAACAGCCTTATTGTTTTTTATATAAGGTCTTGTAGTGATCTCAACCATATTTTCACTTTCATCATATTCTCCAACAAAAGTTTCATCAATTATATTATTTAATATTCCATTATCTCCAATACCAGCACCCCCTACAATAGTTTTAACACCCCTCCCTTCTTTTGTTAAAGATAAATTATTCTTTTTAAAAAATGGTGCAATGTTCAAAATGTTCATTGGGTAAAAAACATTAAAAGCAATTAATTCATATTTATCAATACTGTCTATGTCATCATACCAGAACATAACATCTGCATCTAATTTATCTACAACAATTTCTAATCCTAAATTTATTGTCCCAGTATTCCTTGCATTTTTAGGTACTGTATCAACCATTAACACTTTTTTATTTTTATGGCTTACAATTTTTTCTTTGAACAAATCAAATTGCTGCATTTCTTATCTCACTTTTAATAATTTGTAAATGAAAATCTATATTCATTTTAGCAATGCTTAATTTGGCTGCTTCTACCCTTAATTTTCTTACCATTTTTTTTATTTTTTCGTGATCACTTATTTCAAAAGGTAATAAAAGTTGTGTTTCTTTATTCACAGTCAGCACAAACCTTTCTTTTCTTACCTAGTGTTGGAATGTTTTCCTGGGGGTACTTAACAAACTTTCTAGTATCAACCCAATGAGGTACTTCACTCCATGTTTGTTCACACTCGCTGCAATAAAAAACAACATCATCTATTCTATGTTTTCTTTTATCAAATGCTGATGACCTATTTTTTTTAAATAATCTTTCATTATTGTTTCTATAGTCAGTTTTGTCCAATATCCAATAAATTATATTTTCATCCCCCTTATCCATTACTTAGGCTTTTCAGGTAAATATTCTATTGCACAACATGAGGAGCCATTCTTTAATTGCCATTCATATGTTGGTAGTTCTTTTTTACCGCATCCAGAACAATATGCTATATAATACCCTGTTTCGGTTTTTTTAAATTTAGAAGTAAAATTATCAACACCCTTTTTAACATCACCATTCCATTCAACATCATTGCTTTTCCACTTTGCTAATCTCCTACTAATATCAAATGTCTGCTGCTTTTCAAATCTCATTAATCTTCCACCCTCATTTGATTCAGTCCAAAAATCTGTAAATTGTTTTAATAATGCTTTTGACATATCATGTTTTTTATAAAGCTTTTCACACTTTGCTATAAATTCAAGTTCTCTTTTTTCTTTATCTTTTTTTTTATCTTTTACTTTAACTTTATATTGTTCTTTTTCTTTATCTTTTTCTTTAATGGTATCAATTTTATTTGATACCCTTAGTAAACCCTTATCATTTAATCTTTTAATAACACTCATGTGAGGTTTAGAATGTTCTTTAAGTTCACCATATTGAAATTCAATAAAAGAAGGTATAAAATATTGATCTTCACCCTCAATGTATTTCATTTTATCTTTTATGGTTTCTGGCAATTCTTCATAAGTTACTGTTTCTCCTATTATAAACTCTGCCAACTCCCAATCAGCATCCCATATTCCAGCATGGTCACACTTACCTAATAAGTATATCCATACCAGCTTATTCTTAGTTGATAGCTTTCTGAACCAAGCCTTATCCCATATCTTTGTATCAATAAATCTTTTAGCCATTGTTATGCCTCAAATTCTTTTTGCTTTTGTTCAATAAAATTATTTAAGTCTTTTTTTACAAATAAAGAAGTTCTTTTATAATCTTCATAAGTTTTAAAAACTGACCTCACAACCAACATTAAAACATTCATATATTCATCTTCAATTATTTTTAATTTTCTTTTTTTGAATTTTTTTTGTTTTAATACTTCAAACAGAAGCCTAGTTGTTTGCTCTAATAAAATAACATTATGTTTTACTTCATTCATTTTAGTTCTCCTATTTTGTTTTTTAATTCACTTTCTAACTCTTTAAAATCTAATTTATTTTTATTAATCGTATTAGCTTGTTTTTTTAGTTTATTAAGCCTTGCCCTGCCTAATGTTTTTTCTGCCCATTCTTTAGCTTCTATGGGGTGTTTATGCCACCAATATAGATGACACCCAACACATAAAGCCTTAACATTATTCACATCAAACTGCATTTTAGGATATTTACCCCTGGGATAGATGTGTGAAGCATGAAGCCTATCAGCCTTGCCACACCTCAAGCAGCACCTATCCCTAAGTATCACATACTCACGAACCAATTTATGAAGTTTGTTTTTTTGGGCTTTTTTCAAAGTAGTCCCATGTGTTTTTGCCTTAAAAACTTCAACCTTTCATAAGCACCGCCATTCATATTTATCTTGCCCTGTTCAAGTAAGTTTTCATAAAACTTTACCCACGGCAAAATAGAACCTTTTTTGTCTAATTTAGAATGGTAGGTCGTCTGCATCTTTCTTTTGCTCTTGCTCTAATACGGCATCAAGACCTCTAGCTATTTTAAACATTTCAGGCATAATTTCTTTTATAAGCAAAGTTTTTCCAGCAGGGTTTAATTCCTTATCTGTACACACAAGTCTTGTTGCATTATTAAAAGCCATGCCCCAAAGAATATCAAGCCGCCTATCTGTGTCCCTTTCCTTTACAGAATTATATCCATAAGGCTTTTGCTCTACTGTTTCAGTATCTTTTATTTCCTTTTCGTATTTGTCTTCACTTGGCTCAACTTTCCAAAATACTTGCCCAGGTTTGCTCTCATTTTTACATAGTTCAATTATAGCAGTTTCGCCCTTGCTAAAATATAAAAGTTTGCTCATAAGTGGCTGTGATGCTTGTAGCTCAAACTCATCACCCTGTTTAATTGCAAAAGAACCTGAACCAGCTGTTAAATATTCTGTACCAATATTTTCACATCTTATCTTGTATTCTAACTTGCCCCATTTGTTCTCTTCACCCTTAACACTTTCCCCATCTACTAACATTGCAACCTTAATGGGCTTTCCAATATTGTGTTCTTTTTTTAGTTTCAAAAATGCCATCTGTGTCTCCTAATATGTTATCATTTGAAATATTACTCTTAATATTAACAATACCGCCAATGGTACTATAATGAATGGCAGCTTGTTGTCTATCCAATCAATTATTGCTTCTATTATACCTATCACTTTATCAGCTCCTTTATTGTTTTATTTAACATTGATATGATCATCATTGCTCCAAAAATAACTAATACCCATATCAAAGCAGCAATTCCTAAAATAAATGTATTTCCAATCCACTCTGCAATGTTCATAACTATCATTTATCCTCCTTTATTGAATTAGAAATAATAGTATGTGACATCAACACCATTTCTTTCAATTCCAATATCTCTTTTTTTAGCTCTTTTTGCTCCCTTATTAATTCATAAATCCGAATTAAAAGGCTTAAAACAAGGCAGAGCATCATTAACATTGAAAACTCCCAATAGGGAAAGTATTCTACACTAAACAAGGCTTCCCAATAGTATCTCATATCATTCTCCAAATAAATTAAATTGATCAGAATCAATATTGTCTTCTTCTGTTCTTAATCTCCATAAATGCTCCCTCTTTCCATATATCCCCTTAACATAAATATCTGTTTTAAATAATTTATTATCAGATGTCAAATTAGTTAAGGCTCTTCTTACAGATGTAATAGGGCATTTTAAATTAAGCTTTTCAAGTATCATTGAAGGACTCAATGGTTTTCCATAAGTAAGAAAATATGAATAAATAACTTCTTCTTGAGTCCTAGTCCTGGCGTGAGACCTTTTTAAATTATCCCCTTTTTCATGCGTTGTATTATAAAAACTCATTTTAACTCCTTTATATCATCTGCAATTTGCTGAAATTCGTCCGCTATTTTACTATCTGGATACATACTAGCATAATGCTCTAAAGCCTCTATAATATGCCCATATTCACTTTTATTCACTATAATTTGAACATCACCAGAAGGCTCAGGAATGGGGGTTGTAGTTGCGGAGTCCCCTTTAAACATGACATCCCGAACCTTGCTGGTGAAGTCTGCGTACTCCTCCACTATTTGATTAATTCTCATACATAATGCCCCAAAATTAACCAGCTTTGTTGAATCCTGATCAAAGTCTTCTCCCTCAGTATGTGTAAGCAAGGATTGCAAGGCATTAAAAAGATTTAAGTAATTTTTTTCAAGCTCTAGATACTGAGCTTCACTATGCTTGTTTAACATTGGATATGGCATTATTTATTCCCCTTATAATTTTCATCACAACTTCTTTTTTCTATAAAGTATTCAATTATTTCATCCCACATATCTAAGTCATATTCTTCATTAATTTCTGTGATATAATTAGTGAGACCAAAAGCACTTCCCCTAACCTCTTGAATAATTTCTTCCCTTGTAGGCTTCATTATTTACTCCCCCTTGAATAATATTCTTTTATTACTTGTTTAGTTACATCTTGTTTTTTTGTATTTGGATATTTTAACACGATAACAATTTTAGGTTCTCTATGCTCAAAATAATCAAACCTCTCATTAATATCAAATAACAACTCATCTATCGTATTTCCATTAGCATTACAAAAATTAAATCCATCAGTAGTCTCGAACCTTATTTCAGCGTGATATTTATAGTTGTATGGCACAATTTCCTTGCTCATTTTTTCTCCCCTTTATCACTTATCAAAACCCCATTTAAGTGATCTATTTCATGCTGAATTATAACTGCGTTCAATCCTTCAAATTTCTTACTTTGTCCATTTCCTTGTCTATCTTCATAATCTACCTCTATCCAATCATGCCTAGTAACCTCATATTGAGCATTAGGAATTGATAGGCAGCCTTCAACATCTTTAATAGTTTTGTCTGAAGCCCTTACAATAACAGGGTTGGCAAAAAAAGCCCACTTACCATCAATTAAAGCTAGAAAAGCATATTGGTTCATATTTAATTGATTAGCTGCAAAGCCCAGAGCGTTCTTTCTTTTGGTCATGGTCTTAAACCAAATTCTAGAATAAACCTTACCATGATGCCCAGGTTGCACCCTATCCAACACTTTTCTAAGAATGCTATCTGATTTTGTGTTCTTTACTATTCCCCTCATTACTTACCCCCTTGTGCTAGTTGTATAAAAAAAATAAGGTGTACTGCATTGACCAGAATATAAATTTTGATCGTGCAATATTTGAGTGCAGTTAAAGAATTTAGATAAATAAGATTTAGCTCTAATAGCCTTTGACTTTGTTTCGTATGTATGTATGTGTTTTTTCATCTTACTTACTCCCTTGTGCTTTAGATTTCCATTTTTTAATCCACTTTCTAATCTGTTTTATTTCATCCTTGCATTCTTGCCTTTGTTCTGAATTGCCTTCTTTAAGTTGTTCATTTCTACAATGACCATTCTCATAGTAGGTATCCAATACATATTCAGCTTCATCAATTAATCTTGTTGGTGGAAATCCATAATCATAATAATCATGACCATTACTTTCCATTACACATATACAAGCATATTCTAATTCACCAATTTCCCACATCTCAGTTCTCATTTGTAGGTAGGTTGATTTATCCATTACTTACCCCCTTCTCTAATCTTGTCTTTTAAAGTTTACAAGCGTAATCAAAACCATGTTTTTTTTCATATCCTTTAAGTACCAATCAACAACATTGGTCTTTGCCTCTTTCATAAAAATTGATTTTTGTTTTTGATAGTCTTTCTCATTGAAAAATTTTCCATCTTGTTTTCCAACCCAGACATCTTTTTCTTTAATTGTAAACTGTTTCATTACTTACCCCCTTTCCAAACTGCTTCTGGTGATACCCCATCTTCAACTATTTGAGATTTTTCATCATCATCCAATTCAATACAGTTTCCACAAACTACAGGCAAAGTCAAATCGCCATTTCTATCTATATAAGTTGTCTGATGAAATTGTGGCTCATCTAAACATATTTCACATTTTTTGTTTTTCATTGAAAACTCCATATTGTTTATTTTATTCATCTGCAATAATAATTCTAATATTTGAAACATCCAAACACTTTAAAATTTATTTATAAGGGTTAG